GCATGAACTACATTGGTCGAGACCTGTTATATTCCTTCTGGAAATAACAAAGATCGAGATCAAGGGCCAAAGTCACGTTAGTGCCTTAGCCCCAGTAGTTTGAATCCGACATCAAAAGAAGGGAGTCCCCTCGTATATTTATTAATATACGTGTCGTCTTCAAATTCCCAGGTTTCTGTTTCTGGATTTTCCGGATCCCAGTGACCTGTGTCCAAAGCGGTCATTTGATTAATATCAAAGAACCACTGTGGTGCAATGTTTGAAATTGCTTTTGCGATTTCATCATTGGTAAGATGCTGATCCGCCCAATCGAGTAGACCGACATCTTCACTATACGGCCAGACTATATTTTTATATGTCTGTACGTATGGTCTGGTGTTGAAGATCTTTAGATCTTTCGCACCCATCAAAACGCTCTGAAAGAGGTTTCCTCTTGTAGCACGTTTTGCAAACTCCTCGATAGAGAGTATACCCTCGTTCATAGCAGAAGCTATGATTCGTTTGGAGTTGTTATTAGGGTCGGGGAACCTATGTTTAAGTTCCTCCCACCCTATTGCATTGATCATCCCCGGATAATCCGTGAGTTGGTCAATGATCCTCTGTTGGAGTTCCTGAATACTTTCAATTCCCCTATCAGAGGTATTACTGTTAAGTTTTCTAAATATTTTTAGATCGTCTTTAACAGGTAACCCAAGGCTGGCCTTATATATAAGACCTCTCGTGGGTTCAGGGCTGTTGGTGAAGAAGTATTCTAATTCATCTGACATCCCTAAGCCGTAGCCCCCTACGATAGTAGGTAGGTGTATAGCTGCAAACGCACGGGGGTTTACCGCCTTTCTAGGTAGTAAGCTTCCCATGCGTTCAACAAAGAGAGCACGAATACTTGCTTTCTTTGTCTCTGTATAGAATCGACTATCTTTAGGTAGCCATTCTAGACATCCACCAAGTTGTGTTGATTTACCAATCGCCACATTCTTGTTGTCCTTCTTGATCATGGTCGATTGACCACGCTCCAGAAGTCTAACTTTGACTGAGTCTACGATAGTAGAACGACTATAGTCGTTGACGTCAAAGGGTTTACCGAACTTTAGATTCAATAGATTCAAAAGTCTTTCGGTGTATCTAACACAGATCTTTGAGAAACCATGTTTCCCTGGATCTATGTGAGACCCACAATTCAAATGTATTTGCGTTATGAGTCTTAGATAGTCGGAGGGTCCCCTTACTAGGTGATCATCTCCTCCTATATGAATAAACCTCCAGTCCCTAAAGGGAGCTGGTTGTTGATTCCATAGCAATCCTTCAGCATTATTATACTGGAGAAAAGCTAACTCCTCAATCGATAGATTGAGCAGCGTTAATGACGGTTTGGCGATAGCTTCACCCATCATTATTCCCACCTTGGTGAGTACTGTATACTCATCTCGGAATTCCACCAGTCTTGGCCCTATTGTGCTAAGAACTAGGTTGAAGTAGTCAAGGTCATTGGACAATAGTCCATAACCTTCACTAAATCCCTGGAGCATTGCGATAGTAATGTCCCAGTTTTGTGCATTCGTAGCGTCCTTTAGGTCACTCGAAAGCACATACTCATCCTTTCTCAGAGCTTTCGCTTTGAGTTTGGTGAGTCCCTTCACTGCTTCAAAAGCTTGATCCTGTCGGTGAAAGCTTGAGAATACTGAAGGATGCCACTTCATCGCCTCTATTAAGACGTGTGAGAGTGGTGCTTGTAACACATTCAGCCAATAGTCTGATACTGTTATAAAGCGCGCCTTGTTTCCCATTTCTGGGACAACTTCGGCTCGAAGTACGGGTGTTGGTTGGGATTCCTTCCACGCCACGTACATTACCTGTTTACCGGTGACTTTATCAAGCCCCCGAAACCGGCCCTCCTGCTCTTTGACTACAAAGTAAGGAGTCAAGAAAGGATCCTCTGTATCCAGAGGTTCCTCTCGGAATAGAGTTTTCCATAAGGGAATACCCTTATGGTGCTCTACAAGACCGAACGGAGTTTTCTCTATTCGATCTTCAAGAGGAGTATGTGTTAGTATTCTAACCATCGCCTCTTTAACAGCCATCGCCTGGGCGCCTTTGGCGACCGGGTGGCTGTATTCCCCTGAGGATGTTACACTAAAGTGCGCGCATCCTCCGGGTATAGGCCCGGGTCGGATCTTTCTACAGATTGATCCGATCCTCCTAGCGGCCATCTTCATTCGTATTATTATACCTTTAGATGGCTTAAAGTCACTAGTAAGAACCGATTGGAACTTTTCCAGTGCCTTGATCTCAGTCCTCTTACCCATATATGGCATTTGACGACTGGATATGAGATGGGAGATATGTTGCATTAGCAGCATATCCTTATCTCCACGGTACACTCTATTAATATAGGGTATACTGTCAAGCCTTCTAAAAATATTGTTCTTAGAGGGCTCCTGTAACGGACCGATTGTCTCCGTTTCAGCAAGTGTATGGAATAGGAAATTTCCCCATTCTTTCCACTGATCCACAAGAGATCCAAGATTATGGATCCCTACTTGGATGATCTTCCTAACTAGTTTTCTAATTAGTGAAGATTCTGGTGAACCGAACAGGAATACCTGCTCGTTAGCCAGCCAGAGTGAATCGACGAATCCAGATATGAATTCCTCGATTCTTCTGAAATGAGTAATTGGTAGATTTACCAATCTCTCAGCGCTCTTCACCCCTATACCAATATGAGTGCAGAGTATATTCTTTATGCCGGACTTTTGTCTTTCATCAAAGAATTTGATCTTTGGCTGCCATGATTGACTGCCTAAAGATTTCCCTCTGTAAGTCTCCGATAGGAGACTCCCAGTGGGCATCTGGTAGAATAGCCGATTGGCCCTGTCTACCGGGTTTGGATTTCCTAAGAGGGGCAATAGCCTCTCCCATGGTGATCTTCTCTGGTCCCGACCAACGCAGTCCTGACGGATATGCGCTTGGATCAGGTTACCAGTAAAGTTCATG